TTAAAGATATTCTATATGCGCATCCTGAAGTTTGTTTTGATATTGTATCAGGAAATAATGGTGCTTATAAAGCCGGTCCTGGATATGATGAATGCACTGGATTAGGTGTGGTTGATGGTACGAAGTTGCTTAATGTTTTGAAGCCATCCCCATTAGTTCGCTTCGCTAGATTTTTAAAACAGCCAGTTTGTAATCTGTTTGTTAAGTAATATTACTCTTAGATTAAATAAATCGCATATCCTGTATGTACGTAGGTATATTACTAGTATGTGAGGTACATGCTATGAATATACAAATAAGTACTAAGGCGCAATTATCGAAAGAACAACTTTGTGAGCGGTATGCGACATTAAAAATACAAGCGGATCAGGTTGCTAAGCAATTACGTGATACGGCTGATGAATTACTTTGTCTTATGGGTGATTCAGAAATAGTTCGTACCGCAGAATATTCTGTATCCAAAAACCAGGGACGTAAAGTATTATATTGGACTGAAGCTGGTAAGCCGCAGAAGAAAGCTTTTGAATTAGAACTTATTAAACAAGGACTTATGGCAGAAAAGCATGGTGAAAGCTATATACAAGTTCGGTGGGTTAAGGAAGGGGATCATGAGTAAAGAAGAAAAAATGGATCGTGAACAATATTATTTAATATCTTCTAGTCCTGATGGGCGCTATTTGCGCGAACTTAATGCTGAGAAAATGCAAGAATTTTTGGACGGATTCAACGAATACAGTGATGAATATAAAGACGAAATGCCCTTCAATGATGAAGTAATAGATCGCTGGCGATTTGCAGGTACCGTGGATTTAGATCAGCATGGTGGTTATTTTATAATTAAAGGTAAATTAATCACTCCAGTTGCTAAAGAAGTAACTACTAAATTAGTGGTGGAATAATATGAATCCCGATACCTACCGCCAGTTAGAAAATATATTCAGCCGGCTAAACGAAGCCCAGATCGAATTTTATTCATCGTTGTGCGATCTATACCCAGAACGAAAACGGGCAGATCTTCTAGAAGCTCTACGAATTACGTTACAATCAACTGGTGAAGTTTATAGGTTTGTAAGTAATAAGTTGTTTGAGGCATCTAAAGAATAATGGGCGCAGGTCATCATATAGCTTGTATAACTTGTCAAAAAGATTATTATCTTGGATATGGTAGTTTTAGTTTAGTAGAACAAACTAAATTACCAAAATTTGCTAGTAGTTCGCATTCTGATCATAATCTGTTTCGATGGAACGACGATAGTTTTAGTATTTATACAGGAGAACAACCAATAGTGGAAGGCGTTGAAGCTGGTGATTTAATAATTGATGATCGACCAGAATTTGGGGCGCTAATTAAAAATTTTGATATGTTTGAAAGAATTGATCTTAGTGGAGTTGTGCGACCAGTTGAGGCTAGCAAGGAATGATTACAATGCAAAAAATTCATCATGCAGTTGCTTAATTGTCCCCTATAGAAGATATTACAGTAAATTTAACTTCGTTAGGGTTAGAATAATTACAACAAGATCCGCAATTTCATCTAGCGGCATTGTCTATTATTGGTGACGTTAAATCGGGTTTTTTTCGTTTATACAACGCTGACTTTCATTTAAACCATAACCTATCGGATTTTGATGCAGTAGTAAGTAACGGTCAGATGAGTGTAACTGTTAACAACTAATCAATAGCTTTACAAATCTTAATTTTCATATTAATATGTCTGGATGAAATCCAGTCTTATATGGCATGTAAAACTTTCTCCGCGGTCGGCTGCGATCTACTTAGGTACTACCGAAGGAGAAATATTTAATTTATATAATAATTCTCCTCCAGAACGGATATCGATTGGAGAGTTATACAATATTGCAGGAGATAAACTTAAAGCGGGTTCTCATGATGCAACCTGGTTTAATAGTGCTCTGGCACAAGTGGATCCTATTTTAGCTAATAGTGCTGATCAATTAGTAGCACTTCTGAATCTGCCCGAAATACATGATGATTTTCGAACATTAATATCTATTAAACCGACTATTGGTACGGCTATAGAAGTACTACGGATTATAGTAAATAAATATGAAAGCGTAACTGGTCCGTTGTATGATTTCGTTGAGCGATTGTCGATGCAAGGATTTTTCGAATTGTGACTAAACTCCCCTGTGAATATTTAGAAATTAATGATTATGTAGTGCCTGTGCAATCAGAACGTATTGGTAATCGTTTCGAATGGCACTCTACAGAACCTGGTACGTTTTGTTTATCAAAAGCTAAGCATGTTAAATTTTATTCAGCTTTGATATGGAAAAATGGTGGCTACATAAGTGTGTACGACGGTACAGGACGTTTAGTGTGGGCTATGCCAAGTATCTTCACTGGGTCGTTTGTAGTGGACGCATATTGTGAAAATGGTCTTTATGTAAGAGTTGGGGCTGGTCCTGGGTTGTGCCCTAGTAACACGATATGTTGGCTAGAACAAGATGCCTGATCTAACCACCGCTAGCTACAAAATCCGACGCTCATGGTCTGATGCACATCTTGAGGCAGTTAAAGCTGCGCTTGGTCGGCGGTTTTTTGCTGCTACTAGTTTCGAACAAGACGCCATAAACGGAATAGATTTATATGTACCAGAACTACATATCAGTGTTCGTATACGACAACTTAAATACCAGAATTTCAGGGACTTCACAGTTAGAACTAGTAACGCCGGTGGACATAAAACTGAATATGCCAAACTTATGACTAAGAACTGTGTAGAGTACATGTTATATGCGTACGCGTTAGATAACAAAACTCTAGCTGCTGGGTACCTCATAGATTTAAAACAATTTAGGTTATCATTAATACGGGGTGAGATTAAACCTCAGTTTAGACGAAATAAAGATGGTAGCCATTTTGTTGCGTTCTCATTTTATGAAGCAAAACGAAAACCCCGTATAGAGCTAGCACATTATGTAGAGCAGATTTTATGATACCGAATGATCACTTAATTGAAGCGGCGCATCTTAATCTCCACATAAATCAGGAGAATACTGCTAACTTAGTATTTTCTGTTTTAGGTCATATATCTGGCGTCGATCCAACAACAAATAAAATTAAAGTAGTCATTCCTACATGGACTAATGATAACAGTACTTATATGGAATCAGGTTGGGTTCCATTAGGAACTATGGCTGCTGGTAATGAATTTGGAATACAGTTATTGCCTTTTGGTGGTGCTACGGCTACTGATCCAACAGGACAAAACAACGCTCAGAATGGTAATCAGCCTGCAGCAGAACAAGTGTTGGTTCATGTATTAGGGCGTAAGAAAGGTTTGTATGTTGTTGGGGTTCAGACATTTAATACAATAGATGTCCCACCAACCGGTTATGAAGATAAATCCCAGGTTAAAGCCCAAGCTGGAGAGTGGCTGTTTAAACAGGCATCTGGTAGTTATTTATATTTTGCAAATGATAATACCGTCCAGTTGGAAGCCTTAACTAACCCCGCTCCTGTATTACAAACAGATCAAACTCCAAGTGATTGTAATACAAATGTTGTTATTGCCTCATCAGCCTTTGGAAAAAATAGTAATAAAAATAGTCATACTGTAGGCAGTGCTAACGGAACTATAGAAATTATTGCTGATTCTTCAGGTGCTACAGGTGCGACGCAAAGTAATTTATTACTATCTGCAATTAATCCAGATGCCGAAGAACAAGCACAAACAACAACGAATGTATCTTTAAATTCTAATGTGACTAAAGGATCTATTGGTCACGCTAATTTAGATTTAGTCGCAAGCAGTAAAGGTGCCTTAAGTGATAATGCTGAATTTACTTTAGAAGCTAGTACTCAATCAGTTGGTCAAGCACAAGGCACAATTAATATTGATGCTGGAAATATCGGGACAGGACAATTAGATATCAATGTAAAAGGTATTACCGGTACTTTAAATATATTGGTAGATGGAACAACAAATATAATGAACGTAACTGTAGTAAACGGAATTGTAAATGTAACTACAGATATTGTTAATGTGGATTGTCTAGAAGCCAACGTAACAGCTGCTACTGCAACAACGGTTACGACAGGTAATTTGGTAGCATCATGTGCCGGTACTGCAGAACTTACTGCTGGAGGAACTACCACAGTCACAGCTCCTCAAACTAATGTATTTTCTGACGCAGTTATTTTAGGGAATGGAACAGCATTGGCATTACTAAACGATTTATCTGCTCAGGTGTACAATAATCACACGCACCCTGCTCCAGGAGGAACAACTGGCGTTCCTAATGAACCTATTACACCAACCGCCGAATGTCAAAATGTTTTTGGGAGCTAAATAATGCGAAAGCCGCCTCAGATTACTCCTTGGCGGCTCTCTAAATCGACTCCCGGCTTAGCTAGGCTAGCTCTAGTATAGAATCCCCCTAACTACGTTTCACAACGTTCTTTTCGTAGCGACAGTATTTCGCCCTTACGGGAAGGTTTTCGGTCCACCAGGCAGTCTCTACAGGCTACCTACGTTCGGCTCCTGCAGATTAAATATTATATCATTTTACGTTTATAATAGGCAATAGGAGATTTTATATGGCCCAAACGCAACTTTTCCTTGAGCTTAGTGGTGATTTTGTTCTTAATTCTAATGGAGGCTTATTAGCAACCAGTGATTCTTGGACGGTCATTCGTCAGAATTTAGAACGGTTTATATTTACTTGCGCTGCTTCGTTAGATAGATTCGGTAATCCATTACCTGCTGACTGGTTATTTCACCCTGATTTCGGTCTTAGTGCTAACGCTATGATAGGGCAGAGTTTTAATCAGGCGTTTATTAGTAGTCTTCAACAGAAAGTTTATCAAGGTGCACTTTCTGCACAATCTGGTAACGCTACTGTTCCTCCACAAGTAACAGTTAATCAAGGTACAAATCCGCAGCAGATTAATGTAACGGTGGTTATTACACCGTTAGGCGGACAGCAACAAACAGTTTCGGTGACATTACCATGAGCCTAGTAACTCAAAGTGAAAATGATTTTATCTCTCAGTTCATAGCTGCGTTCGCAGCTCAGACAGGAATTATGCCTGTATTAGATATAGCTGATCCTTTGGAGGGTATTGCTGATGCAACCGCTGCTAACTGTATGTACTTACAGTATCAAGCACAACAAACTACTTTCTTCGCTAGATTACAAACTTGTACAGGACCTGACGTCGATAGTTTCTGTATGCAGTTTAATTTTCCACGTGAAGGCGCGCAGTTCGCTAGTGGACAGGTTACTTTATCTGTACCGTTACCAGTAGTAACCCAACTAGTTATACCGATAGGTTCGATCATACAAACTACAGCCGGAAATATACAGTACCAATTAGTTGCAGATACGGGACAGTCTGCGTACAGTCCTTCTCTTAGAGCTTATGTTTTAGCAGCATCTGGACCCACATCAATAACAGCAACAGTTCAAGCGCTAGTTGCTGGTTCTGCGTCAAATGTACAAATAGGTCAATTAGTAGCTTTTGGATCTTCTTCATACGGGTTTACATCTGTAACTAACCTATCTCCTATTGTAAACGGTGCTGACCAAGAATCGGATGCAGCCTACAAAGCCCGTTTTGAAGAATATATTCAAAGTCTCTCCAAAGCGACATATCTAGCGATACTAGTAGCATGTCAGACCACTTTTCCAGATTTTACTTATACGATTCTGAATAACACCAACCCTGAAGGGCAGTTAGTTCCTGGTTGGTTTACAGTTATTGCAAACAATCCAGGAGAAACAGTTTCTTCCCCTCAGTTAGCTTTGCTCACAACAGCTGTTCAAGCTGTACGGGCGTTTACTGTGCAAGCTAATGTTATTGCTGCTGTGCCAGTATTACCGAATATAAATTTAAACATAGCAGTACTACCTAATACTGTTTTAAGTACCGTACAAGTAGCTGTGCAGACCGCTATTATTGGGTACGTAAATAGTTTACCTGTAGGAGCAAAACTATATATTTCTAATCTTATAGATGTAGCAATAAATACTTCTAGTTTAATTACATCTGTAGAATTATCATCTGTTACTATTGGTGGGCATCCGTTAGATTTTACCCCGCCAACTTTCGATAGTGTAGTGCAAGCAAATGTAAATACGGTACTGATTGGTTTTTATGGGGGCTGATAGATGTCAGTTTTAATCCCTAACCTAGCCGTAGCTGGAGAAATAGTTGATGTTCCAACATCGGCACAAAACATAACAGTTACGCTTCCCAATCCTGCCGATGAATATGTAGTATCTGGACAATTATCTACTCCAACAACCTGTTGGGTATCTGGTACTAACGGAAATGAAGTTACTTTTAGTTTTGGTTCCCCTGTCGATTCAGGAACAACTCTAGTTTTAATAGCGTTGCCTGCTGGTTTATCAGGACTTAATACAGTGGTTATTCAACCAACACAGAATAGCTATTCAGTAACAGTTCCGACAACCGGGCAATTGGTATTACCTATCCCACAATGGAATACGCAAGTATGGTATACGATAGCTGGAAATACATGGACGTTTGAATTCAATACCCCACCAGGCGTCACCGCTAGTTTTAGTTATATTATTGTTGGACCAGGACAAAATACACAAATTAGTCAGCAACCTCTTGACCCAAATGTCTATACAGCGACCATAAGTACGGAAGTTAGTTCTAACTTCCTGCCATTTGCAACAGCTTCATGGAACACTGCAATTGGACTAACTTTAGAAGAAAATGCAGTCGAACTCCAGTTTACAAACGGTACGCCTGAGTTTGCCGCAACTGGAGTTCTAGTAGTTAGTATACCCATAAATGCAACTATATTTCCTCTTCCGATCCCATTTAATGTTCCGACCCAACAACCCTGGATAGTAAGTGTAATTACACCTGAAGCATGGGCTCAAAGGATGATTAATTTATTCCCGTATCCGTGGCTGTCAGATGCAGCTAGAAGTACTTCAGGTATCGCATACGCATTGTTTTTAGCAATAGGAACAGAGTTAAACTTTATCAGTCAGCAACTTTATTATGCCTGGTCCTCTTGCCGATTACAAACGGCAACAAACGGAGCGTTAGATTTATTTGCTATGGATTATTTCGGTAATAACTTACCTAGGCAACCAGGTGAAACTGATAACCAATACAGAACTAGAATTCAAGCATTATTGTTTCAGCCACAAGTAACTAGACAAGCTATTATTAATGCAATCGAATTCGCATTTCCTGGATGTGTTGTCTGGGCACGGGAACCATGGAATCCGTCTGATACTGGTTATTTTGCAGACGGAACATCTGGTTATCCAGGAAGTTATTATGACTACGATAGTCAACAAATTCCTAGCGCTTGGGGAAATCGTGATGCACGATATCAAGGATTTCTTGAAATACAATTACCACCAGGCACGCCTTTAGGATATAACGTTTGGGGCTTCGATTTTGGTTCTGCCTATGACGCAGAAACTGGATATTTCTTTCCAATAATTCAAGAGAATCAAACTCTTATAGGACGTATAGAAAATCTCATTCGGCAGATTACTGCAATGGGGACAGAAATATGGGTTAAATTTCTTAATGGTTTAATAGCGCCGTTTACAACAGGGGGTAGTTATCGGATCGGTACTGGATTATTTAACTTCAACATATCTGTCCCTAACGTATCTGGCTTTTTCTTATTGTTTGCACAATTAAGTGTACCGATTAATATCTGGCAGACAGGCGCAGTTCCATTTAGTTTTAATGTAACTACATCAGCTCCAACCCCATCTGGAACATATTTAAATTACTTAGCTGTAGAAAACTCCGAACCTGGAGCAGGGATAGCCAGTATTACTCAGGGTGAAACGACGTATCAATACCACGGCGATGCTGTAAATAATATAGTGCTATTTCAGCCTTTGTGGAATACAAATATTTGGTACAGTTCCAGATCTGTCAACGCCATAAATTTCGAATTTAGTACGCCTGCGCCAGTAGGAACGCAGGCTAATATATTTAGAGTTCCCACTTCAGGGCAGGCCGGATATTATACGTCTATTAGTTCTGGGGATCTAACAGCGACTATTCCTTTAACTGTCAATAGTCAGAATATAGCTCTAGTAATACCTAACTGGAATACTACAGTAGGATGCTTGCCAGACCAGGTTAATTCTGAAATACATTTAACCTTTTCTATTCCGGCACCTTCTGGAGCTGAAATCATGTTCGTTTCTTACAATATCCAGCCTTAAGTAGGTTAAAATATATGAAGTTCGGAGATTAATATATCGTGCAGCAAAGAAGCCAGTTTTATACCTTGGAGCAAATTTATTCCGCAGATCTTCTGGGGGCACAAGTTTATAGCCTTATAGGCGATGCCAACGACCTACAAGTCACCCTGGGTTCTACTGGTAGCTACATATCTAATTTAATACTTAGCCCTACATCTCCCGCTAGTCTGACTCTAAACTTAACTAACGGGTTTTTAGTAAGTTTGCAACCTGTTGATTCTGCCTCATACGGAAGTCTTCCAGCTAATACGCAACAAGTATTGCAGTTGGCCTTTAATACCCAAACAGATGTGGTCATAAGTAACACCTTATCAGCAGGGCAGGCTCAGTATGTTCTAATCGAAGCTGGTTTTCAAGAACAGGATTCAGATCCAGTTGTTCTTAATTATGTTAATTTATCTAATCCTGCTGTACCACTTAGTGGTCCTGGTAATAGCGGTATAGCCCAAGATACTATACGGAATGAAGTAGCTGTAATAACGGTTAAATACGGAACACCTGCTACCTCAGGTAGCGAAGTTCCTCCTACAGTAGATGCAGGTAATGTGGCTATAGCATATATAGACCTGGAAGCAGGACAGACAACTATTACAGCTGGAGAGATTCTACCGCCATCGTCAGTACCAGGTGGATCTCCTACACAAGTTTTAGCTGGGCTACTTAACTCTCATCACAATGGTGCTATAGGACAAGCTCCTAAAATACATTTATCTTCAGGAGCTAGTCAAGAAGTGCAAGGTGAATTACCGACTGCAAACATGGTAGCTAGTAATAACATAGGCGCAGTTAGCACATTTAGAAACGGCAGCGGTAACCCCAATGGTTCAGTCGCTGGTAACGCTAATACTAATGGCGCAGCTGATATGTACTACGATACAACTAATTTACTTTTGTATGTATGTACGACTACAGGCGATGCTACACATGCAGTATGGACATCAGTAGCGGCCCCACTACCAACTAATTTATTATATTTCGGCACTGGTGCGAATCAAAATTATAGACCTCTTCCGACATCAGGGAGTGCATCTGGAGAATATTACACAGCGGGTCCTTGGACGCAAACAGGACCGTTAACTCTAACAAATTGTCGGTTATTTTTCGGTGGCTCTGCTACGTTTAATAATACGGTTACTGTCGCAACTGAAATGGCAGGGGGATTACCTGGTGTAGGTGATTCTACTAATTCCAGTTCAGGACAAGATGGCTTCGGTTTAGGTGGCGGCGAAGGCGGTGCACCTGATGCTATGGCTGGCGGTGGTGGTGGCGGCGGTGGCGGTGGCTGCGGAGGAGCTGGTGGTTCTGCTACCAGATTACCTAGTGGGCCTATTATAGGTGGATTAGGTGGAGCAGCTTATTTCTTAGGAAACTCACTTACTGGTTCAGGCGGTGGTGGTGGCGGCGGCGTAGCTACTAGCCAAGGAACTGGAGGAGCCGGTGGTGGTGGTGTTTATATAGAAGCAGTTGGTAATGTTACTTTCGCTTCTGGAACAAATTTTGTTTTAAATGGCGCTAATGGAACCAGCACTAGTGTAAACGAATCGTTTGGTGGAGGAGGTGGTTCTGGTGGTGTATTACAAGTCAGAAGTATGGGTACAGTTACAGTTAATTCAGGTGCAACTATCAATGCTAATGGGGGTAGTGGTGGAACAACATCAGCTAGTATTGGCGGTGCTGGTGGCGGTGGTGGTGGCGGTATAGTTGATCTAACAGGTACAGCCGCTACTAATAATGGAACTATCACAGTATCAGGTGGATCGGCTGGAGCTAGCGGTGGATCCGTTGAACCAGCTGCTGCTGGAGCTTCTGGTGTTATTAATTTAAATAGTACTGCAATTAGTCGTAGAGCACCTCACTAACGGGTGAACATGAAAAAATTATGGATAGCTTTAATACTAACTTTTGTGATTTCGCAAACTGCGAACGCACAGTCAGGGTTATTCATTGCTCCTAGTACATCGGTATTCACGTCTCCAGTAACTGGTGCATCATGGCTTTTTAATAGTTCAAACAGAACAATTTCTGTTTATAACGGCAGTGCCTGGCAAACAGAAAACTATCCTTTTAGTAATTTAACAGCTAGTGTTAATCCAACTTCCAGTAATGACAATACACAAGGTTATGTTGTTGGATCGTTTTGGATTAACCAAACTACACAAACCCTATATATGGCAACATCAGTTGCTACATCGGCTGCTGTATGGGTTGGTATGAATGTTGTTACATCTACTATTCCGTTAGCAAATATACAACAAGGTGGTGCTACTAACGGTCAGTCATTAGTATGGAATAATGGAGCAGGACATTGGGCACCGGCTAATCCAGCTATTGCGCTTAGTCAGTTAACGCAATCAGGTGCTACTAGTAATCAAGTTGTTACATGGAACGGGTCTGCATGGGCACCCGCGAATGCAGGATCTGGAACTGTAACATCAGTCTCTACAGGTAATCTTAGTCCGTTATTTACTGCATCGTTTAGCAGTCCAACAACAACTCCGTTATTAAGTTTCGCGTTGAGTAATGCTGCTTCTCACGCTATTTTGTCTAATGCGACTGGTAGTAGTGCAGCCCCTGCATATAACGTTCTAAGTTTAACTGCTGGTACTGGTCTTACGGGCGGTGGAGATTTGGCGACAAGCCCTACAATTAGTTTAAGTACACCCGTGAGTGTACCGAATGGTGGAAGCGGAATATCGTCTGCTACAGCCCATGGTGTATTACTAGGTGAAGGGGCGTCTGCTTTTGGTGTTACTAGTGCAGGCACAGCTGGCAATCCACTCATAAGTAATGGATCTAGTAGCGATCCTTCGTTTCAGCAATTAAGTTTATCTGGGAGTGGTGTAAGCGGTATCCTTCCTCTTACAGCTGGTGGGACTGGTGAAGCGACAGCCGCTGACGCAATTAGTAATCTTATTGGCGGTAGCCCAACATCAGGACAAGTATTGGAATGGAATGGATCTAACTGGGTTCCTGCTACTGTTTCAGGTACAGGAACTGTTACAACATTTAGTTCAGGCAGTGCTAGCCCGTTATTTAGTACATCAGTTAGTAATCCTACATCTACACCTGCTTTAAGTTTCACAGTAAGTAATGCTGCTAGTCATACTATCTTATCTAATTCAACTGGCGGATCCGCTGCGCCAGCATATAACAATCTAACTATTACAGCAGGGACAGGACTAACAGGCGGGGGTAGTTTAGCAACTAGTCCGACTATAAGTTTATCAACACCAGTTAGTAACAGTAATTTAGGTGCTACTGTCGTTACTAGTGCTGGCAATCTAAGTCCATTATTCACGACATCAATTAGTGCGCAAACATTAGGATTCGCTCTTAGTTCAGTTGGCGCACATTACTATTTAGGAAATTCAACTGGTAGTTCCGCAGCGCCATCGTTCCAAGCTATAGCAGCAGGCGAT